ATTTTCGCCTTCATTGACACCGCCATTTATTGTTATTGTTTTTGTTGTTGCATTATGCGTTATGTATCTTCTATCCGATCTCACCACATACGTCTGTAATATCCCATCGATAAACACAAAAGGAGGGATAGTCATCTGATTATTTTGATATTCAGTACCATCCTGTTCCATCGGTTGCCCGGCCCCTACTATGAAATCCGCAACTGTCATAAATCTGTTTGTGTTAATATATACGAAATTGCCATTAGGAAGCTCATAATCGCTCGGTACCTGACAAGCATTGTAAACAATAGGAAGCTTTAAACTTAACTCAAATGTTACCCCGGCCAATATATCTTCCTGCCCCTGCCTGAAATATTCAAAGTTTGCCGTTCTTTCCATCTTCCAGTCATGCAGATCCCATCCTATTTGAGCCAAAAGATCATGGCCTATCTGCTCACAATCGCTTTGCATCTCTAACTCATCCATATTTTCTACATGATGTATGTCGGCAATAGTTACCAAAATTTGGTAAATCTTTTCTTTCCCAGTTATGGACGAAGTATTAAGAGTGTACCATACGGCGGGATATTCTACATCCTTATAATCAAAGACAACAAAATCTTCAGCTTTTACGTGCTTTGCAGTCCTTACCATTTTGTGGCTGCTTGCAATCTCGATCAGCTTTTTGATTATTTGGTTTAACGTTAGACTCATGTTTTTTTAAATACGCTTTTAAAAGCTTCTGAATTTTGTTAGTATATTCACTCATCTGCAACAGGATAAGAATTCATATTTATACCATCTCGGTACCTCGCCTCTATTTACATCTGTATTACCTAAATAAATACCAATTTCAAAGCTTGTACGCTTAGGCACAAAAGTATCGACACGGCTACCGGGATTAATATATTCTACAAATTTTGAACCGCTGCCAGCCTCTTCAATCAAATATCTTATAAGCCTTTCCAGATACCATTCCGCTCTATTTTTAAACTTGGCCGTAAAGTCATCGATCTCCGAACTGCTAACAGCTTCGCTGTTTTCCGTAGTCTTACGGGTAAGTCCCTTGTTCCACAATTGGAAGCTCAAGGCCGGTGCCAGCTCGCTTATAGTGTAATGTATTAAAACATCACGGATATAGTCTTTTAATAGGGTTTCCTCATCCGCAGTAAGGTCATCGTTATCAATCCCATCCTGCAATCTTTCATAAAGGGCAGTCCCCAAAACAGGTAGCAGATACATTTCCTGCATGGCCTTAATTTCAGGCACAATCATTTTGCTATCTATGTTTTTATGTATAGATGACCTCTCATAAATATTTTCAGGACTAATAAATAAAATATCTCTCATTGATTACTTTTTTTTCATTACGATATTTGAAACCCAATTATGCCGGCATGAAACGGATCGGCTGCCATCAGGTTTGGTCCACCAACCGCCACGCCTATCCCATACACTATATCCTAACCGCATAGACATTGACTCTATCTCCGACCTACTCCAAAGCTTATTCATTTCCAAAAGCCTTGCACAAAAATCTCTATTCCTGTTATCCTCAGGCCCTTCGTAAGAATAAAGAATTTTGAAATTTAATGTTTCAGGTTTCTTATCGGTTTGCTGTTTTAAAGGCTCTGTCAAAGTACGCTCTATAACCTCATCCTGCCCTACCTTAGTAATCTTTATAGATATACGGCCTTCACTCGATAAACGCTTTAAAATCTCTTTAACGCTATCAACCTCCAAATCCAATGTTTCGGCAATAACTTCAGGCGTTATTCTTTTATCCTTTCTAAGTAAGTCCAAAACATTCGTTTCTATTTGAGTAACCTCATTAAATTCCTGATCTTTAGCAAAAAGAAATTTCGACTGCTTAACAATCAAATAATCATTCTTAGGCTCGCCACATTTAGAGAATTCAGATAACAATAACTCATCTTTTTCGTGGCTGCTAAACTCCATATTGTTATCAATAGAAAGCATAGTATTCACTTCGTCATCATTCAATCCTAAACTGCTTTTTAAAAGTAACTTAGCCTGCTCTTGACTGATTTCTCCTTTCTCAAATTTGCGAATAATCCTTGTAAGACTTTGCCATTGCCTACCGCTTAGATTCTTTAAATTCTCATTAACGGCCATAGGCTGCGATTGTGGTGCCGCTGCTTCAGGTTGAGCAATTTCAGGATATAAACTTGCATCAATACCTATTTTCTCTAATAGCCATTTTTTAGGAGCAATCTGTAATAATGTTTGCTCACTAAATTCTACACCAATAGGCTCAACAGGAATAATCTTTGATTCAACACCCGTTATCTCTTGAAATAACAATTCTAAAGCTTGCTGCTTATCGTTTACATAGGTATTTTTCATGATCTCATAAGCCTCACGCATTTCACTACGCCCCCCTAATTGCCCCTCAACACGAATACCAAATAACATCGGGCTTACTATTTGATGGCCCGCAAATATCTCTTGTTGCACGCTTTTAGCTAATATATCAAAGTGCTTATCTAATTCGGTACTGCTAAGGTCATCCAATTGCGGACGCTTTGCAGGATCTTTACCAAAGTTTAAAACAATATTACCAGCATTCTCACTACCCGTAAATTTACTTTTAAAACCTTTCTCAATCTCACGCTTCTCCTCCTCCGTTGGTATGCCCTCAAAAAAACTGATCATCTTTGAAGCAAACATACCATTTGTTATCGTACTTAAATGGTACTTACTGATCTCTATATCCGTTTGAATGGCATTAAGCGCACCCATATAACCCGGATAAGAATAAGTTTCAACACCCGGACGATATTCTTTGTAATAAAGTATTTGAGTCTGATTGCGTAGCAACTTAACATCCAACTTAGGATTGTAAGCCGCAAATACCATAGGCTCTTCATTCTTTTTATAGCTTTCCCAATCTTTAACATAAAATTGAGTATTATCCTTACTGCTTCTAACTTTGTGGTAAGGAACATGATAATAAGCCGCTATCTTACCCAGCTCATTGTATTGTATCTCTAAATAAGATCCGCCAAAAACCTCAATATCCGTACTTACCTTTTTTAATACTTCATTATTGTTTTCGTAAGTATTGGCAGGCATAACCTTATCAAATCCTTTGCCCGTTATATAGTTTACCTTACCCAACACAATGCCGTTATGCTTACTGCTCTTATTGAACATATTAAGCAGCATATTTGGGAACTTATTATCTTCCCCAAATAACACCCATCCTTTATTTGGCAGCTCCCTCATTACGGGAACCTTTACATCGGCAAACTTTATAAAAGATACACTATGTCGCATCATAAACTTTAAATGTTGTTGGATTATCGTATTTCGTTGTAGTCACTTCCTGACCATCGGATAAGAACATTAAGCCTGTCTCAACTATGGCCCCTGCATTCGCCTCTATTAAATTAGAAGGGCTTGCCTGCTCATAGATCGTATATGTAAACCACCCCTCTTCCTTTGTTGAAAAATAGGTATTTACAACAATATCAAACTCATTAAACCGATCTTTATACAAGCTTTGATCGGCTGAATTTACAAGAACAAACTTTACCTTTTCGTTCGTTGTTCTCGATTCGAAAACACAAAGAAAGTTAGCATCCGTAATTGTCTGCTTTTCAGTCAATGTCAGATAAATAGTATCCGTATTTCCTTTTGTGAGCTTTATCATTCTTTAATAAATACCATTAAACAAAAACGCCCGCCTATTTAAGGCAGGCGCTTAACCATTTAACATCTATTCTTAACCGGCAGTCTCTAAAGCGGCTGCAACAGAGCTATTTACTTCATAAAGCTGATCGGGTTCTTTACCTACAAATACGAGGCTATAACCAGAACGATCTCCGAAAGCTGTACCGCTTCCGCTTGTAGATCCTGACATATCCAAACCTCTTTCTTTACCTAACATCCAAAACTTGTTATTGTTATCTTTAACAACTGCAATAAGAATGTTTTGAGCTAATAATTTAAGCTCGGTATTGATAGCCGCAGAAAGCTTGTTTACAACGATTGTAAGGTTTTGCTCAAAGAACAAAGTACCATTCTCAGTAGATACAGTAGGATTGTGAGTGAAAGAACCAGTTTCTTTTGGCATTTCATACTTCCAGAATCTTTTACCTGAAGCCTTAGTCAAACCAGTAATAACACCTGAAGCAGTTGCTATTGAGCTAACATTAGCCTCCTCGATAAAGTAAACTTCGGTTATCCCGCCCGCAGAGTCCTTGCAGTCTAATTGATATCCCGTGGTGAGCGCACAACTCATGATTATATATGTTTTAAAAAGGGCGGCTATTGACCGCCCTTGTTATTAATTAATTACGCTTCGAACTTTACAACCTCATCAGGGAAAGCTATCTGCACTCCTATTTTCAGGTTGGCAGAAAACTTAACGTTTCTGTCATCTTGAGAATACCAAAGCTCAAACTGATCTTCTTCTGAAATCAAATCCACACCTAAGAAAATGTTAGACATTCTCATCGCATAGATATCGTTAGTGCCAGTCAAACCATGTACAGGGATAACTTTGTAAGATGTACCGGGTACTAAAAATTCAGAATCAATAGCATTTCCAGTAGATCCGGGGTTATAATGATACAGATTAAGATCTACATACTTTTGAATCAAAAGGTTGTAAACATCCCATCCTACAAATATGCGAACATCAGTCTTACCTTTGATTCCGTTAGGTAATGCAGCGATAACAGCTAAAACAGATTTTTGTGCTTTCTCCATTGTATCGATACCGGTAATAGGCGCACCTGTTCCGTAGAATCCAGTTACGTTAGCGTTTACACTTGTACCTGCATCAGCGATATGTTGTCTAATTCCTTTAAACTTATTTAAAAGTCCGTTGGTTCCGCCATATCCTGAACCAGTTGCAGTCCAGATAGCAGTCTCTAAAGCTTCTGCAATCTTACCGGCTTTGCGGGCAGTATACTCATTTGCAAATGCAATAGTATCGTAATTTCCGCCGGCAGGTAAAGCCTTCTGCAAATAAACTGATTCCAGATCTTTAGGACATAAAGTCTCTTGTACTTTTACTTTCCCTACTGTCAAAGTACGCTGACTGAATTCAGTAGTACCAGAGCTAAGGAAACCGCAAGAGCTGTCATCTTGAAAGAAAACATCTGTATCCATACGGTTCACGGTCTGAGAGGATTTTACACCTGTCATAACGTTACCTTCGGAAAGAATGAGCTGTTGAGTACGTGCCTCAAACAGCGAAGCACTAACGAGTTGTTTCTCGTTTTGTTCTGTGTAAGCCGTAAGGCCTGTAACTAAAAATCCCATTTTGTTTTATTTTTTAAATTGTGAAACGAATTGTGAATAAGAACGAATTTTATCTTCCTTTGTAGAAGCTGAATGTTTTTTGAAAGTGTTAGGTACTTCAGCAGGCGCTTGTGAAGGCACATTTACCAAAGTATCTACTAACTGAATAAGACCTTGCATGGCCTCTGATTGCTTACCAAATGCAGCCTTCAAACCTTCGTAATCAGATTGTAAAGCAGAAAAGCTTTGCTCACTTGCAGCGATACGGCTTTCAATTTCCTGAAATTTAGCAGTCATCTTAGCTTTCTCTTCCTCCTTGTCTTTCATGTCGCTACCGCTTTCTATTTCAACCTCAACGGAAGGTTCTTCAACTTCCTTAGCCTTAATTTCAGAAATCACACCGCCTTCAGCTAAAATAACCTCAGTCCCATCGGCTAAAGTGTGTGAGCCAGCAGGTGCAGGCGTGCCATCCTCAAGGGTTACAACACCACCAACCTCTAATTTGTCGATTAATACCTTAGTGCCATCCATTAAAGAATAGGCAGGGGCTGGCATAGTTTCTTCCTGAAACACCAGCTTTTTAACTTCCTGTAATAATTCAATCGGACTTTTCATATACTTATATACTTTTGATTTAAAAAATTAGACATTTTACTATGAAATCAATGACTCGAAAGCGTTTTGCCTTACTTTGTTTATCTCATGAAAGTTGTAATTTTTAAGGCAGTATTCTAATAACATGGCCCCTTGCTCATCTCTTAACCCTTTATCATTTACAAGCCTGTCAATATGCTTATTCCAGTCTGCCTTATCCCTTACATAATTAACCACATCTTTAGGGAAGTTTAAATAAGGGTTTACTTCGCTAACAATTACAGGAATACCCTTACCAGCCGCTTCTAATATTTTGATGTTAG